GTTCAGGCCTGCCTAAGGGAGACCCAGGCTTGGCGGGCGTGTTTGAGCGAGTACGGTCACGGCATGAGGTTCTTGGATTTGGCAGGCCTGCCTTCCGGCCTGCGATATTTGGACGGGTAGGCTTGGCGGGCAAGGGAATCGTAAGCGTTGAGACGGTCAGGCCTGGACGACGTAATAGATCAATCGGGCTTGTTCAATCGGGCTTGGCAAGGACAGTAGGCCTGGGCAAGGTGACGGTCGACATGTTCGACGGTGAGACAGAACGAGCCTATGCACACTGGCAACGGATGCTAGGATACGTCGGACCGGATGCAAGGGGCATCCCAGATCTTAGAAGCCTTAGAGCTTTGGGAGAGAGAACCGGACTGTTTACGGTGGAGGAAACCAAATGAGCAAGCACAAGGGAACTAGCAAGACAAAACACCCGTTCAACAAGACCGTAATTAAAAACGGCCGGATCGTCGTGATCCGCAAGGACGGAAGAATTAAAGCTGATCTTGGTCCGTACGCTGCCAAGAAGCTACTTGTAGCTAGGCCCGCTTCCTAGTAGGACCTCTCACCAAGAAGTTCAAGCTCGATGCCCGTTTGGGCTACTTCCTTAAGTCATCTATCTAAAAATAGTTTACGGTTGCCGGCATGGCAACCTATCACCTGTATGTAGTTAATACCCTTGAGCAAGCTCGCCGTCTTGAAGACGAGGAGCCCATCGAGTTCTTAGATGAAGATGATCAGTGTGCATCCTGCGGTGATGCGATTGGGATCAGCGGAAGAAAGTTTATTCCGTGCATCATGTGTATTGATGATGCTGATGACTACTGGCCGGTCTGTGTTGACTGCGCGTCAAACGTAATTAACCCAGGGCAATAAAAAAGCTCCCCGCGTTAGCGAGGAGCCCTTTAAGTTTTACTGATTACTCAGCGTCAACGATTGTGTACTCAGTTGACGTTAGTGACGCTTCGTACGCCTCAGGATATGCAGCCTGAAGAATCTTGCGGTCAACCTTTGATAGAGTGCGGTCTTTAATCTCAACGCGCTTTACGCCGTTGATGAATCCAAGCTTTGCATCTCCAAGTAGTTGCCGAATCATTTCCTCGGCAGCTTTCTTTTTTGCCTCGAGAACTTTGATGTCCTCCTTGGCCTTTGCGAACTCCTTGATTACTGCGTCTGCAGATTGATCAAGATGAGCTACAGTGTGGGATACCACGATTTCCGTGGTTGTTGTTCTAACTGCGGTGCTGGTCATTTGGACCCTTCCCTTTGTCGTTGTGTCGTTCATGCCTCGTTTTAAGGCATGGCATAATTATATCAGGAATACGATATAATAGTACTCGAAACACCCAGGGATTGGAGTTGTTAGGAGTCGCTTAGAATCCTGATATAATTGATCCTACCCAAACGACGAAAGGACAAACATGGCTGAAAAAGATAAGGTCATTGGTAAGGCTGTTTACCTTGAGCTACGCTCAGGCCCACAGACCTACCAGTTAATGATCACACCTGATGGTATAACTACCGAAGGTAAATACGTTCCTGCAATGGTGTACCGCAGACAGATCTCTGCGAGCAGACCGCGCAAGGCGTGGAAGAACTACAGTCTTCCATCAATCAATGTAAATGAGTTCGGAGCGTTTACACAGATTCCTAGAGCAGAAGCACTTGAAGCTGCCAAGAGCAGACTTGAGTTCACTATGTCTACCATGGATCAGATATCTCGTTATAAGTATCAGATCTATAAGCAACCTGTTCTAATTGAGGTCTCATCCGAGGATCTTTCAGGGATCCGTCTTGGAAAGACTCCATACAAGGTTCTAGGTCGCATAACTAGAGTTCGCCGAGCCTTAGGGTTTAGCGAAGAGCTGTTCGTAAAGTAATACCCACACCCATAAACGACGAAAGGAAATTAAATGACGACATCAACTTTAGAGTCTATGATCGACTCTTTACACACAGACTCAGCTATCCCGCTGAGTAAAGTATTGCTGAGTGTAGCTGCCCAGCAACTAGACTCAACGATATCTGCAGAACTCGATACACACGTCTTAGCTCAGGGTAAGGTTGGCAATCGTCCAACCCCTAAGGTAAAGGTAGTACCAGTGATATCAGCAGATGCAATCGTAGGAGAATCATCTACCTACAAACGCCCTAATGGTGACGTGTATCACGCACGTAAGTGGGGCGAGCACGATGACGTATTAGTCTTGCGTACTGCGCGCGAGAACAACCAATACATTCTTCTGTATGGAGCTCCAGGTTGCGGAAAGACTGCACTTGTTGAAGCTGCGTTCGACGATGTATACACAGTACTTGGCACAGGTGATACTGAGTTATCAGACTTCATTGGTGGATACGTACAGACGCCATCAGGTGGATTCATCTGGGAAGATGGGCCGCTTGTGAAGGCTGCCGAAAAAGGCAGACCATTCTTTATCGACGAGGTAGGTCTTGTTGATCCTAAGGTTATGGCCGGTGTCTATGGACTTATGGATGGACGTAGTGAACTTACAATCACTGCAAATCCAGAGCGCGGAACTGTAAAAGCTAAGGAAGGGTTCTACGTAATTGCAGCAACCAATCCAAACGCTCCTGGAGTTCGACTATCTGAAGCTCTTCTATCTCGCTTTATCGTTCAGGCAGAGATGACAACAGATTACCTACTTGCTAAAAAGCTTGGAGCACCACAACAGATTGTGACAGTTGCACAGAACTTATCTCGTCGTCAACTATCAGGTGAGTGTGGTTGGGCTCCGCAAATGCGTGAACTTCTAGCGTTCCGCGACATTGCAAAAACCTTTGGCACGAAGTTCGCAATTGCGAACATCATCGCCGCTGCACCTGAACTAGACCGCCCCGTCGTGGCGGACGTGTTCACCAGGGTGTTCGGTGAAGGTTGCCAACCCGCCAAGATCTAATTTCCCTTGGCAGATTCGGTCCTGGGTATGGGTGCCCAGGATCTAATCATTTCCTGATATAATTAAACCCTTACTGACGGAAGGACAAAAAAATGGGACACATAAAGGTATCCGCAACCCGTGCGGAACGTACACCTTCAGAGTGGCTGCCAGTTGGCGCACGCATTGGTGAACTAGTAAATACCTGGGCAGGACGCTCAGATATTGTTGCATACGTTGGACCCGGAGCTGGTGGACCAACACCTGCTTGCTTCAATCCGCTTTGTGCAGAGGTTGAGGTTAACGTTGACGTTGCATTTGGAACAGGTACATCACCGGAAACTATTGGTGATCTAACTAAGCGCGACACACTATTCAATTGGCCAAAGGCCGCAGGCGCTATCTTTCATGAGGCACTACATGCTCGCTACTCTCGCTACTCGCTAGAGGCTGCACAAAAAGAACTTTCTCAACATGAGTTTAGAGCATTCATGTCTCTTGAGGAGTCACGCATTGAAAAGCATGGCGTTGAGAACTTTCCTGGCAACAGGGTATTCCTTCGTTCCTGTGCGCTAGAGATAGTGCTACACGATATTCAATCTCAGGCAGATCAGCATCTTGCCCATGGAGTTCGCTCAGTCGCAGGACTTGCAGCTCTTACCTGCGCACGAGTTGACGCAGGGTCACTTAACGCAGTTGACGTTGAGGAGATAAAGGTAATTGTTATAGATCACCTTGGCCAAGATGTCTACGATCAACTTCGTAATATCTGGATCTCATTCCAAGCTCACGACAACCACACAAATCCTAATGATCTCTACGAGCTTGCACGCGAGTGGGAAAAGATTCTTTCAAAACTTGCCGAGGAAAATGGCGAGCAGCCTGAGTCTGGTACTGCTGGTGATGAGGGCGTCCTAGTTCTTGTCAACGCAGTTCTTGATGAGCTAAAGGAAGCCATAGCTGAGTCTGCGTCAAACGTTGCAATTGCGTCAGGCGATGATATTCAAGAGCAGGAACAAAAGGAAGATTGGCAAGAGGTTGTTGATCTACGCAGTAAGTCTGCAAGGCAACAACGTGAGCACCAAGAGGTAGCTCATGACGTGTTCTCTAGTTCTACAGCAGATGCCAGGGCAGCAGGTAGTGGATCTACGCTTAAGGAAACGCGTACTCCAACTCCGTCAGAGCGTGCAGCAGCAGTCAAGATTGCTCAATTACTTGAGAAGGCAAAGTATCGTGAGCGCGATGAGACTGAGATTCAGTCTATACTTCCTCCTGGACGTCTACGCACTCGTGCAGTAGTTCAACAGGCTGCCTACAAGGCGCAAGGTTCAATGATGAATGCAGAGCCTTGGAAGCGTACAGTGCGCAAGCACACTGATGATCCAACTCTTAAGGTTGGCGTCATGGTAGATATCTCAGGATCTATGAGTGAAGCTATGGAGCCTATGGCAGCAACTGCCTGGGCGATGAGTGAAGCATCTCGTCGAGTTCAAGGACGTTGCGCGATGGTCTACTATGGATCAGGTGTATTTCCTACACTTAAACCAGGTCAACATCTTGATCAGGTAAATGTGTACACTGCCCCTGACGCTACCGAGAAGTTTGACAAGGCGTTCAAGGCTCTTGATGGATCACTTGGTCTGCTACATGGAAATGGAGCTCGTCTACTTGTGATTGTAAGTGATGGTGTCTACACAGAGACAGAGCTTATTAACGCTAAGCACTGGGTTCGCGAGTGTGAACGCAATGGAGTTGCAGTCCTATGGCTATCGTATGAAAGCAAAGGATACAGCCCTCATCGTGGATACCTTGAGAAGATTACTGAAGGAACAGCAACCGTTGTGCTAAGTAATCTAAAAAGTCCAGCAGACGCTGCCTTGCAGATTGGTCAGTCAGCAGCAAAGGCACTAGAAAAGATTGGCAGAAAGAACGCTGCCTAAGTTATTCGGTGTGGGTGGGAACCTTCCGTCAGATCGTCTCCCCACCTGCACCGGATCTAATTAACAAAACAAAACGACAAAACGAAAGAAGGACAACATGAAGAACAAGATAATAGTTGCGGCGATAGCCTCAATGCTAGTAGCTGGGCTAACAGGTCCGGTAAGTGCTACACCACAAAAGACCTTGGTCATAATTGACTCAGGAATTAACTCGCAGCTTGACTGGGTAAAGAACGCACTCGTTGATGAGGCTTGCTTTATCGAGTTCGGCAAGTGCCCAAATGGACAGGCGTCAATGACTGGTCCAGGAGCTGCAACACTTGCGGCAACTGATGCAACTAAGGACAGAACTTTTAATCATGGAACGCAGATGGCTTCAGTTGCAGTTGCGGTTAATCCTCAAGTTAAGATAGCTGCGATTCGTATCGTAGGTATGTCTGATAAGAAATTTGCCAATACTTACAGAACTAACTCGTTGGCTCCAGCTTTAGACTGGGTCATTGCAAACTCTGCACGGTTAAATGTCGGTGCGGTGTCAATCTCACTTGGACGTGCTTACACAGAAGCTGCGTGTCCGGTTGAGGCTGCGTTGCAATCACAGATCTCTACATTAAAGCAAAACAACATCGGAGTGTTTATTGCTTCCGGCAACAGATCTAATCCGAGCAAGGTTGACTATCCGGCGTGTATACCTGAGGCGATAGCTGTCGGCGCAACGGACACACGATACTCAATGCGCGGCGTGACCGGATGGGTATATCCTGTGATGCGTATCTCAAACGGTGGTGCGGATCTAGATCTATACGCCCTAGGCAAGTACACCACGATCGGTCTAGACGGTAAACCTGTCGTAGCCATTGGTACATCCGCGGCAACAGCTGCGGTAGCCTCCAAGTGGACTCAGGCGATCGGACAAGGCGGCACGTATGATTCCGTATGGGCTTCCTTCACCAGTGGGCTAGGAAACGCCTACCGGTCAATAACTGACGTAGTTGCCAAGCAATTGGTAATATCCTGATATAATTAAACCAACGCGGCAAGGATTCACTGGTGGTCAAACGAAAACCTCGAAACCTGCAGGGGGTCGAAACAATCCCAGCACTTGCCGCGTCTACAAAACGACGGAGGGAACCACAATGCCAAAGTATTCATTTAGATTTAACGAGGTCGCTATGAACCAGGTCTGGTTTACAGCGGACAACGTAGCACACGCACACGAACTCATGAAACAGTGCGAGAATGATGAGATTAACGTCTCTGACCTGCCAGACGCCGAGGAACGTAATCGTGGGATTCAGATGGACTTCAGTGTTTCAATGCTTGAGTCTGACTCTATTTCCTGATATAATTAATCCAACAACGACGGAGGGAATATCATGAGCATAGTATGTTCAAGTTGTATGATAACAGGCAACAATGTCTGCTACCACATCTCTGTGGGCGACGGTGACGAATAATGACGACAAAACAAGAATTAAAGTACATCTACGTTAATGGCAATAAGTTCTGTGCCACTAACGAACAACATGACTATGTCCATAGTTATGACCCTAATTCAATCCTTGGCGATTCTTACGATTGCCGATACTGCGACGACTTCCAGGTAGGTTAACCATGACAAACACACTGCACGTATTAACTGACTGTTCATTCAATAATTCAATCGAGAACACCGAGCTTGAGACTCTTCAAGATGCGGTGGGCGGACTTATCCAAGCCGTTGACCTTACGCCTAGTCTAACTATGTGGTGCAACGAGGAAGGCAAGCTAATAGGCTTACCTGTTAATCCTGTTGCTACCGCGATGTGGACACGATACTTCGGCGAGACTGACATCATTGTCGGCAACGTGGTATTCACCGGTGGATGCGATGAGGATGGCAACACCACGTCTATTCTTAATGAGGACGCGGACAAGATTAAGAAGCTATGCACGACTTATGTTGGTGCGCTTGAGGGAGGGTTCAAACTTGTCGAACTCTAAACTTGCGGCAGGCATCTGGGAGATTAAGGACGTTCACTCAGGTGAGCGGATCTCAAAGTTTCGAGCACGCAAGCGTGCGGACGTTGACCGGATGTTGCAGATGGCTTCCGTTGGGTTGAAACGCCCACTAACAGACTTTGAGGCAGTATACCTGACAGACTGGGAATAACCTGATATAATTTACTTGTGGGACCAGTTTTCATTCGACATGGGCTGGTCCCACTCTTATTTTACTTTATGGAAGAAAACCTGATATAATTAACCTTACAACGACGAAGGGATAAAAATGAAAGTATCAGAGGCGATTAAAGCTCTACAAGGATGCAACCCTGATGAAGAGATTATGATTCAGTGGTACGCCAAGGATCACTCCGAGTACATGGAGGACGATGAAACTCCTGTCGAAGTGTGGAACCGTGCGGTTGAACTTTTTGAAGCTGACCCATGCGATGCCGAGTCATTTGGTTTCGTTGACTGTCTTGATAAGGCAAAAGACGAAGTAGAAAATGGCTAATAAAAAAATTGTAAAGCACCACGTCCCTATGAAAAGTGGGCTGACGCTCCCTGCCGTGGTTGTGGTTGCGCTACATCTATTCCAAAAGGATCAAAGACATCTGCGCGATGCGTACATCTATGTTCTCCGTGTAAAGGGTTGGACGCTTGAGTCCGTAGGACAAGCTCTTGATCTTACGCGCGAGCGTATTCGCCAACTTGAGAGCAAGGCTAACCCACTTGACTGTGCAGAAATTCTTTCTAACCCAGGGTCATATCCTGTCCCTGATGTTCCGACGAGAGTTGTCGAGGAGGAGATAACTGTGTACGTGGAGCCTTCGCCGGAAACATTAGCTCGTCTTCTTGAGCTGAAGCCAATTGCCGAGAAGGTCAGGTCATTTAGTCCCGCAGGACGAGAAGCTGCCGAGGAATATACCCGTCTGTTAAACTACGCACATACCGTTGAGGGTGTGCCGTTGTATCGGTTGGCAAAGCGCTTAGGCGTGACCCATGGAGCACTACACTTTAGACTTGTTAGATACGGCTATCTTTCAACCAATGGAAAAAGCAGGGCGTATCAAAGGATCATAGATAAGAACAGGTTCTTAAATGAGTAGCCTATATGATCTTGTAAATGCGTTTGATGGAGACAAGTGGCTGGGTCAATTTATGGACACGGACACTGCAAAGGCATGGCTTAAGAAAAAAGGATACGATATATCCACGATTGAGATAAGTGACAGGCGACCAGAGAGGAAGACATCATGAAGTTTGATCCTGACCTATTACAGATAGTAGATTCAGACTATCATCGCAATGGAATATCTGGAACTGGATTCCACGTGGCGTTGGTCGATGATCCAAACGAAGGAGATATTAAACTAGTAGTTATGTTTCCTGGAGAAGGAAACACGGCAGTTCTTTCATTAAATAAACTTATGAATGAAGATATCAGCTTCGGATCTAACTCTTACCGTGGAGATCTTTACGATTCATTGCGGCCGGAGCTATTTGATGAAGACACCGGCGAAGAAGAGGAGTAAGATTAGCTCATGGAAACTGGTGTCAAGGAGCAGGTAGAAGTAAAGGATCCATCGTTTACCGAGTGGATTCAGTGTGACTCATGCCGCGTTGCCCGTGCAACCTGGAAGATCGTTGGAGATTCCGGTGAGCTGTTCATGTGCGGCCATCACAAGATGCGTCACGAGGCTGGGCTTACCCAGTGGGCAAAGGAATTTATTGAGCTGGAGCTAGATACTCCAAAGTCCTGATATAATTAACCCCTAACAAAGGGAGAAATTATGGATTACGTTATTAAGGTCACTGAGGAAGAGCTACAACTTGTCCTCGTCTCACTTGAGGGAAATAAGATCCTTCAAAAAACTATTAAGGATCAAGCCTGGGATCAGGTTCTATCAGCGTACACTTCCTGATATAATTAAACCAACGACGAAAGGAATCAAGATGGAATTCTACGCAAGTCATGACATTAACTCAGCAGGCACATCACTTCAAGGTTATGTTGTCGCAACCCAACGCGACCTGATAGACACCTTCGGTGAACCAATTCGTTTTGAGGAAGGTACCGATAAGGTCACCCTTGAGTGGATAATTCAATTTGTAAATGATGAGATCGCGACGATCTATGACTGGAAGCGCTATGAGCTTGGAACTCCAGGAATGGATGAGGTCTGCGAGTATCACATTGGAGGAAACTCCAGAGACGTAGTATCCTTGGTCAAGGAAGCAATGCACCCTAACTTTAAGGTTCTGTCTTGAATTGCGAGCACTGCTCTCTAAATGAGGAAGAGCACAGGAAGAGTGACGTTGATACTTTAATCGACATCACACTCTTAACTCTTCTTGGGGAAAGAAATCCTGAGGCAAAGCCTACTCTTGATCGAGTCTTGCATGAATGGCGCAGCCATGCCCTTCCTCCCTGCAATGACTTTGCCTACAACTAATCAATTGTACAGAACTTCAACCACCTAATATAATTAAAGAGTTGGCAACCGCCAGCAATGACGAAAGGACGAGCATGGCAACAAAGACTGCCAAGCCCGTAGCCAAACCTGCGCGGACAAAGCCAGGGACTCGAGTAGAAACTCTTCCCCCTTTGTCACGTGGAGTTAAGCTACCAAACGGTTACACACCGGCGTACTTCCGCAAGCGTAAAACACTTGCAGTATTACGTGCGGTGAATAGCTCACACTACCTAGTGTTCAACACCTCAACAGGTGAGAAGATGCAGGTAGCTTCTACGAAGGAAGCCTCACGAACAATGAGTCAAATTCGTAAGGGAATGAAAAAGTTCCCAAAGACAAAGTAAGTTAGTACTCGGGTATGGCGCCTAAGGAGAAGTAGGCGCCCTGCCTGATATAATTATCCAAACGACGGAAGGATACAAATGAAAACCTGTAAAACATATAACTGTGAAAGCACAGAGCTAGTGTACTCCGGAATTGACGCGGTAGTACTTGAGGTAACTCCTGATACGTACTGCTATGACTGTGCAAACATCTACGCACAAATTAAGCGTGACATGAACTTGCTGGTAAAAAACTAATGAGCTACTACGCAGGATCAATGATGGGCTCAGGAATCTATTCTGAGGGAGTAACTCTAGAGATCGTGTGCAAAGAACGATGCTATGACTGCGATGGTGGACAACCTTGCTCAAGCGTGTGGGATGAAGATTTAGCTACTGATGATTGGGGAAATATCAATCAAGAGGTAACATGTGAGCTCTGCAATCATAAATACACAATCAAAGTAGAAAGAGAGTAAGTCAATGACTATACTAGCAACGCTATTAAAGAACAAGGCGCCACAGGCAGCCTGGCTCGTGACTGTAAAGGACGTAGCCTCAGGTGAAACCCGCCATGCGGCCCACACCTCGTTAGGCGCGGCAAAGAAGACCGCGGTTCTGTTTGCCAACAGCTTAGGAGATCTAAACCGTACCCGTTTACCTTGGGCACAGGATGAATCTCAAAAAGAAGAGGGAATCCAGTATTTTAGAGCAGAGGTTGACTCTTAAACCTGATATAATAGTACCTAACGACGAAAGGAAGGTACTATGAGTATCGAAACACTTTTAGCAGATATATCATCTGGCGCCTATGACTCTTCCCTAGGGAAGATCAATGAGGCAGTTGCCCAACGCACAAAGGCAGTTCGTAAGGCACTTACAATTGCCGACTATAACATTGGTGACAAGGTCAAGTTTAATGACCAAACAGGTACTAGGTACATGGTAGGTCAAACCGCCACCATCATCTCAAAGAATCGCACGAAGGTTGTGGTTCGCCTGGATTCTCCAATGGGAAGATTTGCCAGGGTCAATCACGCGACAGGTAAGGTTGAATCATCAAACGTAACCTGCCCAATAGGTGTCTTGGACCTAATATAAGACGTAGCCTGGGCGCTTAGGATACAGTTGTCCTAGGCGCTTAGGAATCAGTTGGGAGACTGCTATGACTACTCTTGCGGCCATTCAAGGTGATGGTTGGTGCACAATCGGTGCAGACAGTCAAGCTAGTGATGAGTCCGGATTCACGATGCAAATCGTGACAGGCAAAACATTTAAGAATGGACCAGCGCTAATTGCTGGTGCCGGTGCAGTGCGTGGAATTAACTTACTTCAATACGGCTGGACTGCTCCTAAGTACAAAGGCAGAACCTCAGATCACTACGTGACTCAGTCGTTCATTCCAAGCATGCGACAGATGTTCGTTAAAGCTGGATACGACATGAAGGACGATGGAGACGTAGCGTACAACGACAACGTATTCATAGTTGCTGTAAAAGGAAATCTGTACAGCATTGCCGAGGATTACTCTTGGGAGAGATGTCAACGCGGTTTATATGTAGCTGGGTCAGGTGGCAAGTACGCGCTTGGTGCTCTTGGAGTTCTTGGAGCTGAAAAGGCTAAAGATCCAGGCGAGGCTGAGAAACTTCTGCGTAGAGCTATCGAGGTTTCAATTCGTTGGGACGCCTACTCAGGTGGAGACGTGACAATCATGTCTCAGAAGGGCTAGAAAACCTGATATAATAGTACTATTAAGTGACGAAAGGACAAATCATGGACGTAAAGGACAGCACGCACCTAGTAAGAACACCAACATGCGGCATCTGTAAAAAGGATGGCTTTGTTGAGATTCCTTCAATTGGATTTCTTCAATGGAACTTTGGAATGCTGATTCAAGACGCGTTGCCTGATTTGGACATTGCACTTAGAGAACAGATGATGTCTGGTACTCACCCAAAATGTTGGGAAATAATGACGCAAGATGAAGAGGACACTGAATAAATGAAAATTAGAGAGGATGAAACCTCATACGCACCAGTTCATAACATTGACTGGGACTTTCCCCTATGGAGTGAGATCCTTCCAGGCCTATGGCTCGGTGGTACGGATGATAACGACACGATTGAAACTGGTGTTGACACTTATAAACCACGTGTAATTACAAAGGATGAATTTGATACGGTGGTTACGCTTTACTCATGGGCACATCCAGTTGACTGGTTGGTTGAGGAAGTACGCTATGGCTTCTATGATTCAGAGATCAGTCACATCGATTTTGATGCGGTTGAGAGAGCTGCCGAGTTTGCGTACAACGCCTGGAAGTCTGGAAGGCGTGTACTAATTCGCTGTCAGGCTGGAATCAATCGTTCAAGTTTGGTTATGGCTCATGTCCTGATGAAGGATGGACTTACGTCTAGGTCTGCCATAAATCTTATGCGCAAGAAAAGATCAGATGCGGTATTGCTAAACAAGTACTTCGTTGACTATTTAGTTATGTCAGATGAGGTGCCACTTGAAAAATAAGATACATGTAGCGTATGATGACGTGTATCTTGATTGGAAGCTAGGCGGTAGGACAAGCGATTCACATCCTACAAATCCAATGCGTGCAAAGTATGCAACGCAGCTTCTGTCTAATGATCACGAACTTGTAATTGTTAAACCAGATATTCAAGAAGGCGATCGAGCTAGGGTTGAGTCGATTCACGACAAGTCCTATGTTTCTAGAGTTCTTGACGATGGACACTCAGGCGAGTGGTATCCAGACCAGGTTGAGCTTGGAAAGGTTGCTCTTCACATGTTCACCGGAACAGTTCGGTTGACAGAGAAGATGCTTGCGGGCGAGCTAAACATTGGCTTTAATCCTCAAGGAGCTAAGCACCACGCTCAGTACGATCACAGCTCTGGGTTCTGCGTGTTTAACGACATGGCCTGGGCTGCAAAGGAGTTTCAGAAAAATGGCATGAAGGTTATGTACATTGACTGGGACGCTCATCATGGCGATGGCGTTGAAAACCTTTTGGCAAATGATCCTGATCTTGTGACGTGCTCTATGCACGACTCAGTGATCTTTCCTGGCACGGGACTAAAAGGTCACACACCAAAGCAGGGAATATACAACTGGGCACTTGATCCTTCAAGTGGCGATGACACATTCATGCAGGTTATGGGCGAGATAGAAACACTTGCCGACAAGATTAAGCCGGACGTAGTTCTGCTAGCTACCGGAGCTGATGCACATCGCACTGATCCGCTATCTACGCTTAACTTTGATTACTACGGATATGACCTAGCAGCTCGAACTGTAGGTAGAATAGCATCTTCCTACGCTGAAGGTAGAGTACTTATCGGAGGAGCTGGTGGATACCAGCCGTTCGACCACACTCCAGCCATCTGGGCAAAGGTTGTAGATGCGGTACATGAGGAAGTTTCAATATTAGCTTCTAAGTGATATTATTTGCACTAACCAGTGAGTTACGTTCATTTCTCAACTGGGGGTCTCCGTGGTGTACTCCAATCCATCACGTCGAGACATCCTTTAGGTAAGAGCTAGGTGTACCTATCCACCTAGCTTTTACTTATATAAGGTACTATAGTACACATGGCAAAAAGCATGATGGAAAAATTAGCTCTCCTCTCCGAGGAAGAGAAGCAAGCTGTCCTTTCTGGATTCAATGCTGATCAACTTCTTTGGGATTGGTCGGTCTGGGGAAGACCTGAGCAGCAGGCGCCTGAGGGTGATTGGTCTATCTGGCTTTACATGGCTGGTCGCGGAGCCGGTAAGACTCGCACGGCAGCCGAGTGGGTAAGAACTGAAGCGCGTGACGCAAGCAAAGGACAGAAGCGTTTTGCACTCGTAGCTAGAACTGCAGCTGACGTCCGTGACGTTATCGTTGAAGGTGAATCTGGAATTATCAACGTGACGCCTCCTAGTGAGCGTCCGTTGTACGAACCATCAAAGCGAAGACTAACCTGGCCAAACGGAAACACAGCTACTTGTTTCACAGCTGATGAGCCAGACTCCCTCCGTGGTCCACAATTTACGCATGCCTGGGGTGACGAGGTTGCAGCCTGGAGACAAACTCCTGATGCGGCAGGTATGACCGCGTTTGACAACTTACGTGTTGGTACTCGTCTTGGAGCTAATCCAAAGATCATGGTTACCACAACTCCAAAGCGTGTTCCACTTCTTTATCAGCTTATGTCAGAAGCTGAGAAGACAGGCCGTGTAGTAATTACACGAGGATCAACCATGGACAACACCGGAAACCTTTCTAAGTCCTACCTAGATGCAATCATGGGCGTGTACGAAGGTACTCGTCTAGCAAGCCAGGAACTATACGGAGAGATGCTCTCAGACGTTGAGGGAGCTCTGTGGACACAGGAACTTATTGATAAGGGACGTGACATGCAGTACCCGATTGGAACTCCGCTACGCTGTATCGGTGTAGATCCTTCCGTAGCTGAAAACCCACGAGACGAGTGCGGTATCGTTGTCGTAGCTTCAACCGGTGAACGAGATCTCTATAAGCGTCAGAGCTGGGTACTTGAGGATGCGTCAATTCACGGCTCACCCGACGTGTGGGCAAACCGAGTAGTTCAGATGGCTCGCAAGTGGGGCTGTCCTGTTGTGGCTGAGGTTAACCAAGGTGGTGCGCTTGTTCGCAACGCCATAAACACGATTGACCCAACGGTAAAGGTTCTTGAGGTGCACTCCAAGTACGGTAAGGCACTTCGTGCTGAGCCAATAACCCTTGCCTATGAGCAAACCCGCGTTCACCACGTGGGCTACCTTGGGGACCTAGAGTCCCAGATGTGCGCATGGATTCCCGGTGAGGGCAAGTCCCCCGACCGAGTAGACGCGTTGGTTCACGCCCTTACGGCGTTGCTGATCAAGCCACCTTCCGGCTTCATGGGCGGAAAGATCAAGGCTAAATCGCCAGCTCATAGAAAAATCCCAAGTTTCAGGGGCAAGGGTGGGTTCTCCGTCAGGTAGAACCTGATATAATTAACCTTATGACAAATACAAACATAAGGGTAGTAAATACACGCAACCTGAAAAGGTTAATTGAAACTGCCGAGGTACTTGGCTTAAACCAGTATCCCGACATAAAGAGACTCAACCTCGATGCGGCTGGGTTTCATGTTCTAGAGCTTGTGCTCATGGACCACAAAGGATTCACAAATCGTGATGTTATTCACCATCGCGTAAAGGTAATGGCAAAGGTATGGCAGCTACAGGATGCGCCTATCGCTCCTGCGGAGTTCCTACTTGATGTTCGTGCGGAGGACTGGGACGCCATGCTTGACGTCGAGTCAATGAACCGAGCCATGGATGAGATCCTAGGTCAACAAGAGGAGAAACACCAGGGAATGGGTCGTAGAGCTAGAGCCCTATTTTCCTGATCTTCCTGTTATAATTAACCTTACAATGACGAAAGGTACTAAAATGACAAACGTCCCAGGAAATCAAACTAAGTACTACTATAAGCTTAGCAGTGGTGAAACCATCTACCAGTATTGCCGATCAGAGGCAGAGGCTGAGTCATGGGCTGAAACTTATAGCCGTAGCGTATTTCTTGCGGACAAGGTAATCTCTCTGGTGACTTGGGGAACCAAGAGCTAATCTTCCTGATCTTCCTGATATAATTATCCCAAGGACAAAACGACGAAAGGAACTTCTCCATGAAAATCAAAGTAAATAACTTCAGAGGTTATCGCTTCCGTAGGTACGCCGTTGCAATGAAGTTCGTTGCAACCTTATGGCTTATCTACTCGGCAATGTTTTTCTTCGCAGGTGAAAGCCTGCTTACCTTCGCAGGTGCAACCATCATGGGTATCCTTGGATTCTTTCCAGCGATGCTTCTTGCGGCTGCGCTAGATGAAATCGCAAACAGAGAGTTCGCGATCTTAAAGAAATAAGGAGACAAATGGACGAGTACAACCCGCTATTAAACATAGATATTAGCGACAACTTTCTGTCTATCTACGTGCGAGATGTCATCGCCGTTGATATCAGCATCTTCCTCCTCATTGCGGTAGCCGTCGCTGGCATCGCACTTAAGGTTTACCGCTACAAGAAGGACACCGTAAAGGTTCAACCTATTCTCGGTGTGGTTAAGCCAAAGAAATGACAAACGTGGTGTCGCTAGACGACAAGCGTAGGGAAAAGGATGAGAGGCTTCATCCTAGCGAGCGCAAGTGGGGACCACAGCACGCAGGTGTCGTAAAGGACTACAAACCCGAGGGTTTACAAGAAGAGGAATAAGGAATATATTTTTCCTAAGGACGAATACGGAGGACCAATGACGCAAGGTACAAATCAGCGTGAGCAGAGGTATGTCTACGACACCTGTTCCTCGTGCGGTGACACAAACGTACTCGTCTACCAACTTGATGAGAAGCTTATGTGCGCTAATGACTATAAGACGTTAACTGCGAATATACGCTTCGTACAACACTGTGATAGGTGTGGTAGTCCAAGTGCTGTTCGGGATCCGTCCCACCGGCGCAACGAATACCTATGCGGTTCATGTCACCAGCAGGATGGGTTTCTAGTTAGGACAAGCGTTACAAAGAGAGCCTTGGTAGCTCTTAGCTCAGCCTTAAGAAAGACCGAGAAGCTAGAGTGCTATGCGGCTAACTACGGAACCGAGTGTGACAACAACATAAAGCCTAGGTCAGCCTGGGATGGAAAGGTACTATGCAACAAGCATGGAAAAACACCTCCTAAGCCTGAAAAGGCCAACAAATCTTGAGCAGTAAGCTCGAGCCAGTAAATAACTTTGACTGGCACAGACCAAACAAACGAAAGGAACGACCATGACAACAGCAACATCAACGGTGACACCTACGCAGGCGGCATCACTTTACACCTCAGGTAAGTCAGTGGTTGAGGTAGCTCAAGCTCTAGGAATTACATACGGCAAAGCTCGTAAGCTAATCCAGGAGTCAGGCACCGATATCCGCAACACCTCCGATAGACTTAAGGGTAAGACCCGAAAGGCTAAGTAATGAATAACCTGCTACTCGTTTTACGCGAGCTAGCCTGGGCTGCCGTAGTATCGGCTGGCTCCGCTGGACTTGCCGTTCTAGTGGCACTCAGTTCCCCTGAGAAGGGTACTTTGGTCCTAGCCCTAGGGTTAACCTCGGTATCCACGGCGTTACTCACCTTAAAGAGTTAAATTTGGAGAAATGGGCACCTACGGGTGCCTGTTTCACCTTAGCTATGGTATAGTTATACCTACGGGCAAACAGCCCAACTACGGAGAGACGGAGGACCGACATTGTCATCCCTTCTTATCTCCGGCCCTATGCAAGCGGTAGAGGACAGGCGCAAGCTTGAGAAGCATAGCGGTAGCAAGAAGCTCAGCGGATACTCGCTGGGTTGTCCCATCCCTAACCTAAGGAGGCGAACTAGCGTTGCAAATCACAATACGTGGACTAGCAATGTCGACAGCGGCCTATATCACGGCACTATCAATTGGAATGTTCGCGGTAATAACCGCGAGCGCCAATGCGGCAGAAGAACCAAACAACAAACCGGCTGATGCGTTAATTGCTGCTCCGGCAGTAGTAACAGATCCGCTGGTTAAATACAAGGGCGCCAAGTCCTTGACTAAGGTCGAACTCGTCGAGCTTCTCGATGCGGTTGGCTTCAAGGGCAAGCAACTAAAGGTTGCCTGGGCTATAGCTATAAAGGAATCCGGTGGCCGCCCAGTTGCTCACAACAAAAATGCAAATACAGGAGATAACTCATACGGGTTGTTTCAGATCAACATGATCGGAGATCTAGGTCCTGCACGGCTTGACAAGTTCGGTCTTACTAAGAATGCCGATCTCTTTGATCCAGTCGTAAACGCGCAGATCACGTTCCACATGTCACGTGGAGGAGAGGACTGGGGCTCATGGGGTCTAGGTCCAAACTCATACAAGGGCACTGCGGGCCAGGCGCTGGTTGATGAATTCATCCTCGACTTTCCTAAGTCAGCGGTGTAGCTATGCGGATAGAATAAAACCATGGACCAAGAAAACTTAGACACAGATAATATCCCTGCGGTAGTTGATGAAGCCCCTGCGGTTATCATTGACATCCCTGCGGCACCAGCTCCTGAACCTGTAGAGGTTGAGGAACCTAAGCCTGTTGTCGTCGAGGAACCTAAACCTGAACCTGTTCCTGTAGTTGAGCCTACCCCTGTGGTAGCTAAGCCTACAGCAAATCATGTTGTCGGTAATGGTGACGCAGATGACGTATACCTAGCCAAATGTGTATACAAGAATATCTATGAGCGCAAGTCGCTAACTATCCACCACCTTCAACGTCGCCTAGAGGAACTAGGATACAACGACGTGGTAGGCGACAAGGATGGATGGCTTGGAGAACTCACCATGATGTCCGTTGAGAAATTCCAAAAGGACAAAGGATTGGCAGCTACTGGAAAGATAGACGCTGACACCTTTAGGAAGATCTTTGAAGGCGACTCAAACGTAAACGTCGTCTTATAATTTAGAAAGTTAAGAAGGACCATGTATCGCAAGGTGCATGGTCTTTTTTATTGTAAGTTTCTTAGAATATTTTTTATCTTGAAAAATAGTTGGAGACGTTTTGGAAAGTGTCTCTCCCTATACGAGGCCGTCTCTCACGTCCAAGGCAGTTAACCTTAAGGTATCAAATAATCCGAATTGTACATCATCTTATCGCCGCAAAATGTACACACTCGTAAAAGAGTATGATACGGTATCTACATGCATACTCCAGATCTGCCAAAGAGCGAGCAGGACCTGATCGCCACTCTGTCAAAGGAGAGTTTATGGAGAAGGGTCCAGGATCTTAGTGAGGCTGGGTGGACGTTGCAGTCCATTGCCGATGCGTTTGATCCACCGCGCCGTAGGTCAACCGTTCGTTCCTGGGTAGTTAAAAAACTTCCGGAGACAGTTGTATCACTTGGGAACGTACCCGTTCCTCCTG